GAGAGAAGAACGCAATATTATTGCCAGATGTAGTTTTACCTTTACCCAGTACTGATTCTAATAATTGCAGAAGTTTAAGATTCTTCATATTATAATATAATAAAATTCTGTAAGGAATCCAATTAATATTATTAATATATAATATATTATGTTAAGCACATACATTACATTCCTGGCTTAACGATCGATTCAATAAATGAATCAATCTATTAATTAAATAAATTTCATTAATCTTCAATGAATATATTAAAAATATTTCGTAATTCCAACCTTATGCAAAGAAACGTTTAACATCTATAGGCTTTTCGTCTGTTTTTAAACATTCCGCCATCCATTCTTCAGGTATAGATTTTTTTGCAACGTGATTTATACCTAGCTTATTTGCATATGCTTCGTATGTAGTTGGACTACCTTTTGATATTTTTTGTGTAGGTGCTTGAAATACCATTCGTATATCAATTCCAGGATTTGATGCTAGTACATGTTTCATTTTTAATCGATCAACGCTAGTCCATCTACCTTTTGTTTCTATAAACATGAAGCTTCCATTTTTTTTAACAAAAACAAAGTCCGGAGTATATTTTGCTTTGCGTTCGGGCACTATATAATTTAGTGTTTCTGTCTCGTAATTCAAAGGATATTCAGTACTTTTTATTTGTTCTGAAACTGTTAGTTCTAATCCTGATTTATAACCGTATTTATATGCTTCAGCTCGTTTTCCGTTTCCTGCTGAATGCCAATGATTTTTTGCCATAACTTTTATAAGTAATCCCATTTAAAATTTAATGATTTGATCTCGTATTGATCTGTATTTTTATTTAAAACATAGAATCGTACAATAAAATTAGTACTTCGTCCATTTAAAATTGCATCTGTTAATTTATCAACTGTTTGTCGTAATGTTTGTATGTTATCTTTATTTTGTATCGTTATTGTAGGTAATTGTTCATAGTTAACTAGCTTTGGATCATACATTTTTAAAAATCTACCTATCAATTTATTTGCAGCCCCTTCTTCATTGTCTCCAATTCCAGGTGCTAATGGATTCCAACTTCTGAATTGTTTAAAGTATCCAGCTGGATTTTTTGTTGATATATTATAATATGCGTAGATTAAATTTTTAACGTATGTGTTGATTTCCATATTAACATTAATTGCCGCGTCTGGATTGTTTGCTTGATTGCCTCGTATAAAGTCAACATGTACATGATCTGTATGTGGATTTTGGCCAGTATATGTTCGCTCAGCAAAGTTTTTACGAGGACTCCATATCTTGCGATTCCATATAATAGTGCTTATTTGTAATCTAGATCTATTATCTAACAAATATTTTTGTAATTGATCGCCAATTGATTTATCTCCATTTTTAGGATGTATATCTAAAGCATTGCCATATGCATGCTCAGATAGTGAATCAGATCCAGCAATGTTTCGATAATTATATCCGCCTATAGTGCTAAATGAATCTTCACCAAAATGTTCAATAACATCATATAAACAATTTTTTGCTAATGGAGTTAAACGATTTAATGGAAGTTTTAATTTTCCCGCTTCATTTATTAGTTTCATGTTATCATCTTTCAACTATAGTAACAAAACGTTCTGGGATCCATATACTTGACCCTCCCGATTTAAAATTATACATTTTATACCTAGTATCATTACCACCTTGTATAGGTAATTGTTTAGTATCTACTAATCTATTACCCGTAGTTTTATCGGAACGTTCTGGTGGTAATTTAATATAAAATTTAAATTTATTGTTTTCTAATGTATATAAATTAACTTCAGTTACATTATTTTTAATCACGATATATTTCTTTTTACTAGTTGGCCTAACTGGTGTTGTGTTTGTAGCACGATGTGTTTTACTAAATAATCCGTCTAGTCTAGTTTGTTCTGCTTCATCGACTATTGGTACAAAGGTTATAGTTTCTCCGGAGACTACTTTATTTTCAAATTCTTGTTTATCTATAGAAGTCCACGTAGACTTCTTATTAAAATAATAAACTTTATTTCCTTCGTTATATATAGTCCATTTACCTGACGTGGTATTCCATTCGAATGGATATGTAATTACTGCAGGTATAGTCTCCGTATTTTCCGTTTCCGTTGGTTGTAATTCTAAATCAGATTGTATTTGTTTATATTCGCCATCTGTATATGATCTGACCAATTTATTTTCTTTATTATATAATTCACCAGTATCAAATGCTGTTTTATTATATTCTTTACCTTGTTTCCATGTGCCTTTATAAAGAAATCCATTTTTATATTCAGCAGTGCCAGATTTAAATTTAAATGAAAAAGTTTGCGTTCCAGTTATTTTAGTTTCGATAGTACTATCTAGTTTACCATTGAATACTATTACATCATCATCACTAATTCCTTCATCATAAATCGCTTCTCCTTCTGAAGGTGCACCATTTTTAAATGTTCCTTCGAACGTTCCGGTACGGCCTGATATTTTTTCTTGAATGCTTTGAACGCCTTCAATTGGCTCAAATGTTAATGATTGTCCATCTGCAGAAACAGACATAGCCGCTTTACCTATAAAACCGTTGCTATCGGCATATGGTATAGTTGTAATAAGTTTATTATCTATAGATGTTATATCACGTAGATTCGCATCTTTTTCGTTAGTCGTTATTGTAACAATTTGAGAAGATATATTAGAAGAATCAACACTAACGTCATCTTTCATTGATTCTAATTTAGGCAATTTTAATTTTGTTTTTAATTTTAAATCAGCATGTTGTTTTGTTAAATATTTAAACCAGTTTTCAGTTTGTGCATAATTCATTAATGGAATACCTTGTAAACGATCGATATTCAATGATGTTGATGTATAATATTTAGATTTTTGCAATGCCGTTTTGATTTCTTTTGATGTATCATTAATACCAGACGTACGTTTATCAATTGCCCAAAGATTCCAAATTTTTCGATATGGTTTATTTTTTACTTGCATTAATACAAATAAATGTGTTGCTGGATTAAAAGGATATCCGGTAGATCTAACATCATTTGCTTCTAATAAATCACGAATATCAGTTTCTAATAATCCATCATTTGTTTTTGCTTTTCTTGCTTTTGTTGCAATGATTATCATTCCGGATTGTGCACCTGCAGATTGTGCTTTATTGTTTGCACGTTGATTTTTTATAGATTTATAATCTAATATTTCAATTGTCCAACCTGATTTCGAGTTTGTTTGAATAACTTCATTGATCAATGAAATGCTATTTTTTTGTATGTACTCTTGTAAATATTTTTTTATAAGTTGATCTATCATCATGTATCCATTTTATATAAATATGTATCACCAATCAACCATGACCATTTTACCATTCCACATCATGATATTATCTGTTCTAAAATCTAAATCTAAATCAAATTCTGGAATATTTAATTTTTCTACATCTAGATACAAAGCATTTAAGAAATTATCAAGCTGAACATCGATATTATCAGTCACTTCCATAAAATCAAATATAGAAACTTCACCACCCTCAGTACGAGCATAGTTGTTATAATCTGCTATAAAACGATTAAACATGGCTTTATCTTTTCCATCTAATGGATTTGCATTAGCCATGATATACATATCTTTATTATTAACATAATATACAGGAATAAATGTAGTAAATTCAGTATAACGATTAACAATTTTCTGTGCTACCGCATATTCATCTTGTTCTTTAGTAATTTTAAATACTTTATCTTCACCATCGATTTCATATACACGGCCATTATCGCCTGCGCCTATCAATTTGAATTGTTTGTTTTTTATTTTTGTTAAACAACGATCTACATCTGATTCAGTCATTTCTTGTAATAAATGTTTTAATCGTATCATCATTATCCTTTAAATACAATGTTATTATCTAAATCTAAACGTATTAGAAAATTCATATCAACATCAGATCTTTTACGTATAGGTTGTGCTAATTTTCCGATTGCTAATAATTGTCCAAAATCATTATATAAACCAATCGTTGTTATATATGGATTAAATGTGCTACTAGTAACAAATGATCGATATGTTTGATCATCATCTTTAGTTAAAGATAAATTCATTGACATATTAAAATCGCCAGCATCTAATCTTGTAAGAACACTCATTTCATAAATTGACACTGTACTTTTATATGAAGCAGTAAATGGTGTATTAATTAAATTGTGTACTCGGTAATCTGGACTAGAAAATACAATTAAGCCTTGCTTACTAAAAACATTTCCAACTTGATTTGTTTGCAAAAATGTTCCTGCTTCTGCTCGATTATTTAAATATCCAACTTGCGTTGATGTTAATGCTTTATTGTAAATTCTTATTTCATCTAGCATTCCATCGAAATTTTTAGATATAGAATCATATCCACCAATCTTTAAAGAATGTGCATTATCTATACGAGCTGAAGCTGTAAATGGAGAATCATACACACCTAACAATGTACTAGAAATAGATGATTGCAATGTACCATTAACATACATTTGTAAATTGCTACCAGTTTTTTGACAAACAATGTGCATCCATGATGATGATACAAATGCAGATGATGTAATTTGTGTTTTAAATGAAGTACTGCCGGCAGCTGAAAAAACTAATTGTTTACTTCCACTTAATTCAATATTAAATGGATACATTGGTGTTAATGAACTTGATGCTTTTGTTATTACCAATTGATTAGTTGTTCCTATATTAGAAGAACTAATAAAGAATGAAACTGCATAATCATGTTCTCTATCATATAAACCATCTAACGGAGTTTCAATATATGATGAACCCG